CGAGAATGTCTACATATGTATTTAATAGCATTTCCTTCCGCAAAAAGCAATTTGTTTTGATTTATAAACTCAGCCGGCTGAATTTTAAAATCTTGATAATGATTTCCTTGAACCTGTTTGTCCAATGATTTATATGACATATCCTGTGCCCTCCTCTGATTGTAATAAATAAAGTTTTTGTTTAGTTCGTGTAACACCTACAAAAAATAATCTGTGTTCATTATCTGGTGATTTTTGAAACTCACCTTCAATAAAATTACTTTCCCACTCATCCCCACCAAAGTCTGTATACAAAACTACATTATCACATTCTCTTCCTTTTGATCCATGTAGTGTCATTATTTTAATGTCAGCTTCTTTCAATAAATCATGATTATTTTTTATTAAGTGTTTCATAAATTGTTTTGTATCTTCATCAAAGTCAAGATACTCCCAACTACCTTCTACAAGTAATCCATGATTCTCTTTCAATTCCTCTAATGTTACAGAGTTTAAACTATTTAATGTTTTACCACTAGAAAAACCTCTTTTTAAATGACCTAATTTTACTTTCAAGAAAGAGTACATAATCTTAACGTCTTCTGTATCAACACTAGCTCCTTTGTTTAATCGTTCCCAAGTAGAATATGCAGTCATAGAATTTTCATTTAAATACTGATCACCTTTGAATTCATATCTTAATCCTCTCATATAAAAATAATCCCTTGCTTTCGCACAAAGTTTGTTGGTTCTGCCAAGGATCATCCATTTACCTGTCGAAAAATCTATATTTTCCAACGATATTTCATAGTTGACTTCACCCTCCTCGTCTCTCGGTTCCCAATTCTTTTCTCTACGTTTACCAATTCTATCTAATATACTCAAAGCTACTCGATGCACGCTCCTCGGTACTCGTCTCGATTTTATTTGTTCATCGATAGTCCCTTCTAAATTTATAAATGTAGATGCATCTGCACCTTGAAAACCATAAATAGTTTGATCATCGTCTCCGGCAATATATGATCTTGTAGCTAGTTTCTCTAGTTCAAAGAACATATCCCATTGCAATGCATTTAGATCCTGAGCTTCGTCTAAAAACACAATATCATACAAACTATCTTTAGTTTTTATTTTATCCGTATACAAACTAATCATGTCATAAAATTCTATTGTGCCAGTATCTTTTTTATATTGAGTTAAAGCTGCATCTATTTTTTCTGCAACACCAATATCTGCCCAACCTGCCATACCTTTTTGTATTGCAGCTTCATTAATAGATATTTTTTTATTCTTAGCATATTCTCTTGTAATTAGTATTGGATCTTTAAATGAAATTTTACCTGTTACGGGATCATAATTTGAATCAGTTTTTAATCTATTTGCTATTGGCTCATAAAGTTTAAATTGATTCCATTGACTTTTACCCTTCAATAATTTTGAACTTACATCTATATTTAATTGCCTGACACCTAATGAATGCATAGTGCCAATAAATCCAAGCGTTTGTTTTGGAAATAATTCTATAAATCTTTCTGTTGCCTCTTCCGCAGCTGCTCTACTAAAAGTAATATAGCAAATCTTTTTAGGATCTATTTTATTATCTTCTATTTCTTTCACCATGTAATGGTTTAATAATCTGTATGTCTTACCAGTTCCTGGCGGTCCTGGTATTACTGTTCTATTTTTCTTTTCCATGATGGCTCCTGACTTTCATATTCTAATTGTTCTGGTTCTACAGAAACTATTTTTAAAATTTTAAAACAACGAACTGTCTTACCGTTTATTTTTAGATAATCTTCTGTAATATTTAGTAAAGTTTGTAGCTTGTGTACAACAACATGTTTTGGATATCTTTTGTCGGGCCATTTATTTTTTAATAAATGTCTCCAGAAATCTTTCATTTTAAAATAACTATAAGTATCATCACTATACGCAACACCTCTTTGAATATCATTTATGTCTTTACCCCTGACTTTGTTTACAAAATCTTCCATATATTCTTTTAACTGATGATCAACTTTAAGATCTTCTGTAGGCTTAATATCTGCTTCGTGTTTTTCTTCTAAAAGTTTTATTAACATCTTACGCCATATAATTTTTGCCATAGGCATTTGTGGTCTACCTATTTGTTCTAGACAGGCCATAGAGAATTTATCTGGATCATGAAGAACTGCAGTGTCAGTTATAACTGTCTGTCCATCTATGTCAGAAAAAAATAATGGTGGATCTGAATTATATTTTCTTATTTGAGATATAGTTTGTACTGGTGCATCTTCATCCCCTACACCAAATTTTTTTGTTATACATAACTTAGAATCACAAAAAGATGCTATAGGTTCATTTTTACATCTATAAAAATATTCTTTGCTTTCCAATGACTCTTGAGTCTTTACAATTTCCTCACCATAAATAGGTGGTTTAAAATATTTTATGTTGTAATGATTCATTTTCTTTTTCCATAAATCACCTTCAGGATATCTTTTCTTTAAATAAACACCTAAATTGTACATGGTTTCGTTTCTAATACCTTCTCCAACACCTTCAGATAAAAGTGTAACTAAACATGGTGGCATTTCATAAAAATCATCTTCTTCTTTTTCTTTTAGTTCTAATTTTTTAAATTCATCTACCGTTAAAACATTTTTATCGTAGTGTTTAAAAAACTCTTTAATGTCTACCATTGCATTACCATCACTATCAAATGCATATCTAACAGTGTTATCTAAGTTGTGGTAAGGTAAGTTTAAAAAACTACCAACATCACCACGTTCGGTATTTATTTTTTCTTGTTTTGGAAATATCTCTGCTTTTGCATGACCAATTGCTGCTGCGTATGTTTTTAATTTATCTCTCATCATGACTGCAGGAACTGGTTCTTTTGTAAATAAAAATAAATGTGCACCACCAGATTTTGATCTAAACACTATTAGTGGTATCTTTTTCTTTTTAAGGTCTTGCACTATTTGTTTGTGATCTAAAGGATATACATCCCAGTCAATACATCCCCAAATACAAGTGTTATCTCTTCTTATTGGAATAATACCTAATGCAGGATCAGTACCATTTAAATGATCTTGCCACATCTTATCCGTAGGTGGTTCTGATATTGTTTTAGATTTGGTAATACTTTTACCTTTACCAGATACCTCACCTGTTTTACGTGTTTCACCGTGGGCTATATCTAAGCCTTCAAATATACTTTTAAATTTTTTTAATACGTCTGTCATATCCTGTCCTAAATATGGGCGCCTCTAGTCTCCCTTCGGCGCCCACTATTCACACTATTTACCGGCGAATGAGTTGTGAAACTTTTTCGCTCTTTCGTTACCATTGGTTTCCTTTACCACTGTTAAGTACAGAAGACAGGACGTATTTATGACTGTAAGTAGCAGGAGTGAAAGGACCATTTTTGCCTTCAAGTGTAATTGAAGCCATCATTGAATTCCATTTTCTACTCACTTTACCTTGAGAAGAACTCATAGAGATCAAAGCAGGTTCTGTAATATCACCATCTACAATCAGAACAAAATGTTGACCGACTGTGAGAATGTAGTTTCCATTCTCGAGACGATCTTTTCCGCCTGAATCTTTGGTAGTCTTACTAAGAATGTCCGAACTCGCATCAAAGATGTTTTCCGGTCTACCTGAACCTGTACCAAAATCTGCCCACTCTTGATATTCAAGTTTGTAATAGCAGGGTACAACCTCTATTCCTTTTCCACCGTTAAAAACATACCTGGTTCTGCACCTTCAACGTAATTTTGATTACGCTTCTGAGCTTCTCCAGATCCGTTTTGTAAAAGTTTTAGAATTGGTAAAGCCAGATTTTCTGTCTTCACATTTTCTAAACCTTGTGCTGCATCTGCTTCAAATAAAATATCTGAAGGCAGATTATCTTTTTTTATAGTCACTTGTTTCTCGTTACTAGTTTCCATGTTATCTCCTTTTTATTTTTGTACTGTTACCCGAGTAGATTTTAAAAACGTCAGAAGGCATCTCAAGATTATTCTCAAGACGCTCTCTGACTAGCGCTTTGAGGGTCACAGCATG